TAGGTAGTGGTGCTCAATTGACTGGTGTTACCGCATCGATGAGACCTGATGACTTTGATTTTAACTCTGACCCATTTGCTGGAACAATTGGATATATTCAAGGCAGTGGTTCTCTTTATAAAGTAGCAACTACAACAAGTTCAATTGATTTTAGATATAACGATGTAACAATCGCAACTATTACAACTGCACAAGGATTTAGTGGTTCTCTTTACGGAATTGGTGATGTGTTGGCATTTAGTGGTTCAGTAGCAACTAGATTATTCAACTTAGAAATATCGGCATCATTTGGTCCAGATGGTGGAGAACTTTAATAGTAAATAAAATTATAATAGAAACCCCTCTTAGTAGGGGTTTTTTATTTTATAATATATTTATGTTCGTAGTATATACTACATTTGTTGTTAAATAACTTAAAATACGCCATATGGCATCAATTGTTCAACTGAAACGCTCTGCGTTATCGGGAAAGGTACCTGGTACGGGTTCACTTAATTTAGGAGAATTAGCTGTAAATACTTACGATGGTAAGATTTACTTTAAAAAATCGGGTTCAATTGAATCGGTTGAAAGTGTAGTAACAACAAATTCGGTAATAACTGGTTCTATTAGGTTAGAAGGAACTGCTTCTTTTGGTTCCTTGCAAGTAAACGACACACTTACCGTCAATCATGGTATTAGTGTAATAAGTGGTTCATTAGGAATTACATCCGATTTAACGGTATTAGGTTCGATTAATGCAAGACAATTTAATATTTCTGTAATATCATCATCTGTCCTTTTTGAAAGTGGTAGTTCTAAATTCGGTAATACATCCGATGATACACATTCATTTACAGGCTCGGTTCAAGTAACAGGAAGTGTAACTGCAACATCTTTTATAGGAGATGGTAGTGGTTTAACTGGATTGACATTAGATTCTGAATTACCGGTAGATGGTTGGGATTATGATTCAAATAGTGATGCATCAATTAATGATTTCAATAACGAATCTACAAAATATATAATAGATTTTGCATGGAATACGGATTTAGGTTCACCAGTTGGATATAAGACATTTATATCAAATTTAAATGGTAGTACACAACTTATACCTTCAACCGATGGTATTAGATTTATAGTAGGAAATCAACAAGTTGCATTAGTAGGCCCAAATGGTATAGAATCCGTACCACCCGCAGGAACTGTGAGTGGTTCATCACAATTGACATCTTCATACGATACAAGATATGTTTTAAGTGGAAGTATAACACAAACAACTTGGGATAACATTGCATCAAAACCAAATGGTATAGTTAGTGGAAGTTCACAAGTGATTGAAATATTAACACCACTAAATTCAAAAACAGGTTCATACGCCACAACAGGTTCTAATCTATTTGTAGGAACTCAAACTCATAGTGGTTCAATTATACCTGCAACGGATAATACATACGATTTAGGGTCTCCTACATATCAATGGAGAGATATATATGTTTCATCCGGTTCACTTTATATAGACGGAACAAAAGTTTTAAGTTCTACGAATCAAGAATTACAAATCACAACCGATGAAGGACAATCTATTAAGATATTAGAAGCAGGAAGTGATAGTATTATTTTACAATCTGCAGACGGAGATATTCAACTAAAAACATCGGGTGGTGGTAATTTATTATTTGACCCAACAACTGGTTTAATTGATGTTAGAGGAACTTTACAAATACAAGATGGAAATAAAATAACATCTTCAGGAGGAAATGGAGTTGTTTTTGGAAATAATATAGTAGTTAGTGGTTCATTAGAAAGTACAGGTAATATCAATGGTATAAATTTGACTACACTTAGTTCTTCAATTGCATCTACTTTTCTAAACCAAAATACAGCAACATCTTCATACGAAACAAAAGGTAGAGGATTGGTTAGTGGTTCTTCACAAATAACATACGCAGATGTTAGTTCTATTCCATCGGGTATAGTAAGTAGTTCGGCTCAAATACTAAATGGAAGTGGATTAGTGAGTGGTTCTTCACAAATAACATACGCAGATGTTAGTTCTATTCCATCAGGCATAGTAAGTGGAAGTTCACAAATAACCATTTCATCTACAACCGGATTTTCAACATATTCAACATCAGTAGATAGTAGAATTACAACTGAAAAAGGTAGAGTTGATGCAATTCTATTAGCATCCGATGCAGATAAAGATTCATTTGCAGAAATTGTATCTTTAATTAATTCAGTAGATACTTCAAACGATAGTACCTTTGCATCTTTTTATACTGCAAGTGTTAATAGATTAAACAATTTAGAAACAACATCTGGAAGTGTAAATATTTCAATAAGTAATATAAATACTACAACTGCAAGTTTGAATACATCGGTAAGTAATTTAAATACAGCAACCGCATCTTATGAAACAAAAGGTAGAGGTATCGTATCGGGTTCTTCACAAATAACTTTTAGTGGTATAAGTTCATTACCTACATTGGTTAGTGGTAGTTCTCAAATAACAATGGCATCTACTACTGGATTCGGAACATATATAAATCAAGCGGTATTAACTACATCATCTCCTACTTTTGCAGGTATAACAATTAATAGTAAAGTCACAGCAACATCGGCCGGTGTAGATGGTACATTTGCAGATGCATTTGTATCTCAATATTCGAGCAACAATAGTGAAACAAATGCAATTCAAACTTCGGTTTCGTCTGTTGCAACATCCAGTGGATTTAGATTTCAAGTATCCAATGGAGGTGGTTCATCCGCAAGAACAACGGTGGCAGATTTTGTGAGAAGTACACAAACATTTTATGGTAATGTATTACCGGCGGCAAATGGTACACAAGATTTGGGTTCGGCCGGTGCACGTTGGAGTACAGTTTATACATCGGATTTATCCCTAAATAACGGAATTGGTGATTGGACAATTGTTGAAGGTGAAGATGATTTATTCTTATATAATAATAAGAAGGGTAAGGTATATAAGTTTGCATTAACCGAAGTTGACCCAAATATGGCAACTCCTAAAAAATCGTAAGTTATGAGATATATTATATTAAAAGAATTATTACCATCGTTGAAAGGCACACCTGATTATGATGAGAATATGAATTTCATAACAAAATGTATTTGTATTGAAAACGATGAAATGTTTGTATATGATACTTTGGAAGAAGCTGAAAATAAAAGACTAGAACTATTGAATGATAGTAGATATATCGGTAGAGAATTGAAAATAAAAGAAACGACAGAATTTTAAGATGCCAATAGATTTAAACGGAAATATATTATCATCAACTTCAATTACCGGAAGTACATTTAGTAATTCTATTATTACTAATGGGTTAATATGTCATTTAGATGCGGGTAATAAAAATTCATATGTAGGTTCAGGAGTAACATGGACAGACTTAACTGGAAATGGAAATAATTTTACTCTAAATAATATTACATACAATAGTGGAAATGGTGGATATATGGTATTAAATGGAACTAACGGATATGCAAGTATTTCTAGTTTAAATTTAACATCCGGATTTACATTGGAAACATGGACATATATGACTTCGGCATCTGGTGGGTTTGGATTATTTGGGCAAGGGCCACCTGCACTTAATACGGGGTTACATATATTTTATGATACAGGTTCACGTGGTATGATTTATGGGATGTACAGTAATGATAATGATTATAATGAAAATTATAGACCATCAACCGGTCAATGGTATAATTGGGTTTTTACATATAATGGGTCGACTTATGAAAAACGATTTTATGCGAATGGGAATTTAATAAAACCAGGATCATCCGTACAAAACGCGTATATTGGAACAGGCCAATTTAATATCGGTGCAATTTATGGTGGACCAAATGGTGCATATGCAAATGGTAGAGTAGGTGCTGTTCGTATATATAATAGACCTTTACATACGGCTGAAATTTTAAACAATTACTACTCAACTAAATCTAGATTTGGATTATAAAAAATAAAAAAATATGCCATTTAATATAGGAGGAAAAACTTTATCGTCATCAATGTTAACGCCAGATGGGGTTATATTACCAAAAAACTTTAAAAGAGTTAGTAGTGATATGATAGATAGTGTTGTAAATCAAAACTGTACAATCACATCACAAGGTAATGATAGTACCGGTGGGTATTCAATATCTTATTATTTTAATTTAGGTGGATGTGGTGGTGCCGATTCTGGTTTATATATTAAAATAAAAAATACAATTCCCTGGTCAAGAATATTTTGTAAGTTTACAAACGAAGGAACTGCCGCTTGTTGGACATTCAATCAAAATGGGTATGGTGGACTTGCACCCAATTTAGCATCTTACAATACAAGTTTAGGTGATATTATATTTCGTTGGGATGCATCAAATGCATTTGAAAATACACAATTTAATGTACAAACCGGTGCATGTGATAACGAATCAACTAATTTTATGAGATATAGTGGTGTTAAATCTTTTTATATGTTTATGAGAAGAAATGATAGTAATATTGCAGGTGTAGGCCACGGAAGGTCTTGTAATTCCACCGGTGGTGGTTCATATTGTACAATATCAGAAATTTATATATTATAATATGGGATTAGATTTAACGGGAAATAAATTATATAGTACATCAATGGGCCCAAAAGGTGAAGTTATTAAAAGTATTGTAACCGATGGATTAATATGTCATTTAGATGCTGGTAACAATAATTCATATAATGGTAGTGGGACTAATTGGACAGATTTAAGTGGTAATGGATATAATGCAACATTAGTTAATGGAGTTGGATATAATAGTGGTGGATATTTAACATTTGATGGTTCTAATGATTATGTAATAACTGCATCGGTCACCAATTATAAATCTATTAGCGCGTGGGTATATTTTGATGCTAAAAATACATACTTTTTAGATGCCAGAACCGGTTCACCTGTTGGATATATGTGGTTTCCTGAAATGGGTTCCGATTGGAATCAATTTTATGTTAATGGTAATTCAGTATCAGTAAATTCTTCATCATTGCCAACAGGTCAATGGTTTCATTTTTATGCAAGAAATACAGCATTAAGAACTGGTACAATTACATTATTTTGTAGATATACATTTGGTGAATTTAATCCAGGCCGATGGTCAATATTTAAATTTTATAATAGAGATTTGAGTGATAGTGAAATTAAACAAGATTATAACGCACAAAAAAGTAGATTCGGACTATAATTAAAGAAAAAAGATATTATTATATTTATAAGAAACATAAAAGAATTAAATGGCAGCTATATTTCAATTAAGAAGAGGTTCGGGTTCAGTATCATTAGTTGATGGTGAATTATATGTAAACAAAGGACCTGACTCGTTACAATACGCAGTAGGAGAAAGAGAAATTACTTTAGCAAAATTAGATGAACTGAATACGGGTTCACTATATTTGAAAGGTGGAATATCTGCATCTGGAGATATTACTGCATCAAACGCATATTTTAGTGGTGATGTTGCAATATCTGGAAACTTATTTTTAGGAAATAATTCATCCGATAATATTTCGGCATTGGGTGTTTTTACTACAAACTTAAATGCTGGTACTACCAATACATATAACATTGGTTCTACTTCTTCGGTTTGGGCAAATATATACGCAAATAATATATCCGCATCATCTTTTACCGGCTCTTTATATGGCATGGGTGACCCAACTACGTTTTCTGCTTCAGTAGATAACAGATTGGATAGAGTAGAAGCATCGGCATCTTTATATGATAATGCAATGTCAGGTTCAAATAGATTATATGTTTCTCCAAGTGGTAGTGATAGTTATGATGGTAAAGACCCATCTACTCCATTTAGAACAATTAAAGCAGCAGTTGAATCATTGGGCGTAGCTGAATATACAAATACAAAAAGACATACAATATTTATAGGTAGTGGTGAATATACTGAACAAAACCCAATAGCACTTCCACCAGGAGTTGCAATTGTTGGTGATACATTACGAACAGTAAGATTAACTGCAGCAAATCCTACAAAAGATTATTTCCATTGTCACGACGGAAACTACTTTTATGGTTTAAGATTTTTAAATTTACAAAACCCTTCATTTTGTTTCTCATACCCATGTTCTACCGCAACCGCTTCTATTAGTGCAGGTGGTGTTAGTTCTATTGGAATAGTACATTCTATGACGGGATATACTGATGGAAATAATCAGGATTTAGGAATTATTATAGAAGGTCCCGATGCAAGTGGTAGTATAGCTACTGCAACTGCAAATGTTGCAGGTGGAGTTATTACACAAATAAATGTAGTAAGTGGTGGTACAAACTATGCAAATGGAGAAAAACCACACATATCAATACCGGCACCTTTATCAAAAAGACCAATAATTGGAACATCACCATATATTCAAAACTGTTCCTCAATCACAGGTCCATTTACAACTGATGGCACTTTGCTATCTCTTATACCTGGAAATACAAATTATGCAGCATTACCATATAATATAAATGATGTACGAAATTCATCTAATGCAGTAATTGGTTCGGGTGTAATCGATGAGCAAGGAGCAGGTGGTGGTATTAGAATTGATGGTAATTTAGTACATCCATCATCACCTTTAGAATCATTTGTAGCAGATGCATTTACACAAGTTAATCAGGGTGGACCTGGTCACTTAGTAATTAACAAAGGATACTCACAATTTGTATCTTGTTTTACTACATTTTGTACCTATGGTTTCAAAGTAGCAAATGGTGGTTTTGCAAATATCTCAAATTCAGTAATTGATTTTGGTAAGTATGGTTTAGTATCTAAAACTTATTTCCCACAAACATATAATACAGGTTCATCATTAGAAACAAAAACTTCAACAGTAAGTGGTTTTGTAATTGATGAAAACGGAGCAGGATATACGGGTTCAATTGCCGGTGTAACAATTACAGGTGGTGGAGCAAGTGTTCAAGCAACCGCAGAAGCAAATGTAAATGCAAATGGTTCAATTGATGAAATTGTATTATTGACTAGTGGTAGTGGTTATACAACACAACCATCGGTGACAATTGCAGTACCAACTGGTGCAGGAGCAATTCAAGCTACAACTGTATCAGGTAAAGCATTGATAACCGGTGTTAGTGAAATTTTGATGTCATTACAAAGTGGTAGTAGAGGAATCGATATTTCTTCTAATATGATTTTAAATGGTATTGATTATTTAGTAACTGATGTTGCAGCCGTAAGCGGTCAAGCAAATCAAAGACGAGTAACAACTTATCCTGCACCACCATCAATTACAACTGGAAATAATGTTTATTTTCACCAATTATCAAACATCTCAACTGGTGGATTGGTAATGGAATATGGTGGTAGTGGTGTAACATATAACGCACTTCCAAAATTTGGTGGAGTTCCAATTAGAACAAGAGAAATTAATGAATTTGCACCTGGTAGAGTATTCTACTCAACAGTTGACAATATTGGTAATTTAAAAATTGGTGATTTCTTTGCAGTAAATCAATTAACAGGTGAAGTTACAATAGATGCAAACTCATTTAATTTAGCAGGCTTAAATACAATAGGCCCGTTCAAAAGAAATGGTGTAGCAGTTGGTGTAGTATTACAAGAAGTAAGTAATAATACTACGTTATTAAATTCACAAGGTTTATATGGTGAAGATACGGTTCCAACTCAATTTGCAGTTAAAGGATATGTTGATATTAGAGATGGTAGACTAAATAATTTAGAAACAACATCTGCAAGTTTGAATGTTTCAATATCTTCATTAAACACATATACTGCTTCATTAAAAACGGCAATCGATGTAACGGGTGGTAATACTAGAATATTAGGAAACTTAATTGTAGATGGTACACAAACATCATTAAATACAACCGAAACTTTTATTGAAGATAAATCAATTACATTGGCAAGTGGGTCTACTTCATCTGGAATTGCAGATGGTGCAGGATTTAATATTGCAGGAGCAAATGTATCAATGAGTTGGGAAGACTCCAATCAAAGATTATATTTTAATACAAATATAGCAGCTTTGGGTTCAATAAGTTCTTCTACAATTATTGGTTTAAATGGTGTAAGTGTAACAACATATTCAACATCGGTAGATAGTAGATTATCAAATTTACAATCTAAATCGGCAAGTGTAGATATTTCTATATCAACTTTAAATACATTTACTTCAAGTAATGAAAATACATCATTAAACTTATATACTGCATCTGCAAATATATGGAGTGGAAGTATTGATACTAAATTTATAACATTAGGAAGTTATACTGCAAGTGTTAATCAAACAACATCTTCATTAAATGAATTTAGTGCAAGTGTAACATCTTCATTGTTATCAATATATCAAACAACATCTTCATTAAATCAAACTACTGCAAGTTTAAATTCATTTAGTGGAAATATTAATACAAGATTTGATAATTTACAAACTTATACAACATCGGTAGATACTAGATTTGCAACATTGGGTACTTATACAGGAAGTGTTAACCAAACGACATCTAGTTTAAATTCATTTAGTGCATCCGTTTCTCAAAGTATTAGAAATTTAAATATTTTCTCAAGTTCTTATTATATTGATAGTGCAAGTTTTGATTATAGAATATCAATTTTAGACCCAAGTAATTTAGATAATGTATTATTAGGATTAAATGCATTTACTCAATCTGCAAATGCAAGATTTACCGAAATTGGAATAGTAACGGGTTCTTTGATAAATTCTGCTTCAAATGCTTCAACTAGATTGACTGCATTAGAAACTGAAACATCTAATTTAGAATTATATACACAATCGGTAGAAAATAGATTTACAAATTTAGCTTCATATACAGGAAGTACAAACACTTCAATAACATCATTAAATTCATTTACTCAATCTGCAAATGTTAGATTAAATAATATTGAATCATTTACATCTTCTATTAATACAACGATTAAATCTAAATTAGATACGGATGGTGTAATTAGCGGTTCTTTACAAATTTTAGGTAATTCTACAATTCATAGTGGTTCAATTGGTAATTATCAATTTAACTCAATAGGTGTAGGAACAGCAGCATCTACCATTACCGGAGAAATTATAGCAACCGGTGATATTGTAGCATTTTATTCATCTGATGAACGATTAAAAGAAAATATTCAACCAATTCAAAATGCATTAACAAAAGTTGAAGCAATAAGTGGTAACACATATGATTGGAAAGAAGGATTTGAAGAAATACATTCACACACAGGACATGATTTGGGAGTAATTGCACAAGAAATAGAAAAAGTTCTTCCAGAAGTTGTTATAAATAGAGAAAATGGATATAAGGCAGTTGATTATGAAAAAATAGTTCCATTATTAATTGAAGCTATAAAAGAATTATCTGCAAAAGTAAAGGAATTGGAAAACAAATAGATATTTATAATGGTATAATGAATTTATTATACTTTAACTAAAAAAAAGAGTAAACTAAAATGGGACTTAAATTTAGACGCGGTAGTACCGCCCAACAATCCGGTTCATTAGCATTCGGAGAACCATATGTGAATACCACATTGGGAACATTAGTAGTCGGTGGAGCATCAGGTGACATCGTATTATCATCAGCAGGTACAGGAAGTACCGGAAACTTTGGAGCAATTTCAGGTTCTGGTTTAGATATTACCGGAAATGCAAACATTGCAGGTAATTTAACATTAGGTGGAGCAATCACTATTGGTGATGCAACTGCAGATACTGTAAATGTTGTAGCATCTTTAAGTTCTTCACTTATTCCTCAAACAACAAACGCATTTGACTTAGGTTCTGCAACTAAAATTTGGAAAGATTTATATATCTCAACAGGTTCTATTAAGTTTGTAGCAGGAACTACAGTTGTAAAAGAACTTAGTTTAGCAACATTAACTTCATTAGAAGCTGCAACAGGTTCGTCAAATGTATCAATAACAAATTTAAACACAACAACTGCAAGTTTAAATACTTCGGTTTCTAATTTAAACACAACAACTGCAAGTTTAAATACTTCGGTTTCTAATTTAAACACAACAACTGCAAGTTTATTAATTGAAACGGCTAATTTGGAAACATTTAGTTCATCAGCATTAACTAGACTAGATAATTTAGAAGGTAAAGATATCTCAATCACTTTAACAGGTGATGTGACTGGTACGGGAACTATTACTAATTTAGCAAACGTTTCATTTGCAACTACAATAGCTGCAAATTCAGTAGCATTAGGAACTGATACAACCGGTGATTATGTAGGAACAATTACAGGTGGAACCGGTGTAACTTCAACAGGAGCAACATCGGGTGAAGGTATCTCACATACAATTTCAATCGGCCAAGCAGTAGCAACTTCATCAAATGTTCAATTTAATTCATTGGGTATTGGTATGGCTGCATCAGCAACTGCAGGTAGAATTGACGCAACAAATGATGTAGTTGCATTCTCATCTTCGGATATTCGTTTCAAAGAAAATATCGTTCCAATTGAAAATGCATTGGATAAGATTTCTAAGATTAGTGGTAACACTTATGATTGGAAAGCTGAAAACAAAGTTGAACACGGATATGAAGGAAACGATGTGGGTGTAATTGCACAAGAAATTGAAGCAGTATTACCTCAATTAGTTCAAACAAGAGAAAGTGGTTTTAAGGCAGTTAAATATGATAAATTGGTAGCATTATTAATTGAAGGTATTAAAGAGCAACAACAAAATATAGATAATTTAACAATTCAGGTAGAAGAGTTAAAGAAGCAAAAAGGTTTATAATTTAATGTATGATGTTTACTACACCACCGCTGGAGGACCTTGGTTTAACAGTGGTGCTGATATATGGGTAACTGAATGGATAAAAGAAGTGGCACCACACTTAGAGGTGAAGCCACTTCTTCTTTTCCATAGAAAGAAACCTGTTAATTACGAAGAATTTCCAATTGATATTGAGCATATTTGGGAAACCAATGAAGCAGAAATTGATAGAATCTTAAAGGGTGCTAGAAAAATACATATACTTCATGGTCATTACACACCTACGACCGCTATTCATAATAATTTAGAAAGAATTGATTCAATCGTTTTTCACAATTTAACAAAAGTGTCTTTAATGGCACAAATGGAAAAGAGTGAATACTTACATTGGTACGGTAATTGGGAATATGAAAATGAATTAATTAATAAAATAAAAAATAAAATTTGGGTAGGTTTATATCATTTTCCATATGAAACGGAAAATTTACATCATATTGCAAATTGTTATGAGTTTATAGAAAATAAACAATTAATAGATTCGTTTAATGTAGGATTTGCAGCAAGAGCAGAAGGTAGAAAAAATCCAGAATATATGGATAGTTTACCTAGTTTTATTTCTACGAATTCAGAAACATTTAACAAATATTATAAAAAAAAATACGGATATAAATTTGAAAAATCAAAAATATATAAATTTGATTTCAAATTCAAAAATAGATTTTATGGACTTGATTGGGGGATATCTCATTCTTGTTTTGAATATGAACCATTTGGATATGGAATATTTGAAGCAGTGGATTGGGGTAAACTTCCGATACTACATGAAAAATGGCACGTTCCTCTTGATTACAAATATAAAGCAGATAGTGCCGAATCATTTAAACAAACATACGAAACAATTTGTAAAGATGATTATGAAACCCGTAAAAACGAATTCAATAAATTAAAAAATTGGATGATAACCAATTTTTCTAATAAAGAAATGTGGAAACAAAAACTTTTAAATATTTATAACATATAACAACAATATTATGGCAAGAACAAATTTATCATTAGGAAATTTATTTAGAGCAGTTAGTGGTTCGGTGAGAACCGGTGCTGTTTCTTTAGGTGGATTAAATGGAGGCATATCCAACACAAATATGCAGGGATTTTCATTTGATTCAGTAACAGTAACTCCACCAACTTTTACATATATTGTAGAAAGTACAAGCGAAAACGCATTCTTTTCATTTGGAACATCGGGTTCATTTGTAGCTACCAAAGTGGCAACACAAACAAATAACTTTACTTGTTCTTTTAATAATGCAAACTTTACAGTAGGTGCAGCAACTTTGGGAACATATCCAACTTTTCCAATTACTCCTGCAGCAATTAATGCATCTAACTATTCCGAAGCTCAATCTACATTGACAATGGGATATGCAGATGGTTTTAATTTAGCTGCAAGTAACTATGGTGTTGCAAGTACCAAAATTTTATACGCAGTAGATGTTTATAATACAATTAACCAACCAGATTTTTGTTTATTATTTGGTACACAAATAGAATTGGCAAATGGTACAATGGTAAATGTTGAAGATTTGAATGTTGGTGATGAAATTAAATCTTGGGTGCCAGCAGGTTTACCAGATGAATCACAAGACCCGGAGAGTGACCAAGTTGAATGGAGATTTTATCATTCAGAAACTTTATCAGGTTCAGCACAAAACGTAACAGTTAGTGATTTAACTTTTAACTTTGCAGAAGGATATTTTTCTTTAAATGATGGTTTAATAAAATCAACTGAAACTCACCCTCTATATGTTTGGGATAATGAGATTTCAAAATATAAATTTAAGAATGTAGGTGATATATTGCCTGGAGATAGATTGGTAATGGAAGATGAAACTGAAGTGGAAGTTACTAATATTGAAATTGTAAAAGCAGATGTTGAGATTGTAACTGTAAATGTGGAAAATGCCGATGTATATATTTCAAATGGTTTAATTTCACATAATAAAGGTACAACAACTCAACCATCGATTCCTGCAAGTGGATTAAGATTATATACCGACCCATCTAAGGCATCATCAACAAATGGTACAGCAACAACGGATTGGTTAGATTTAAGTGGATATGGAACGGGTGTTAGACCAGCTGGTGTTACAAATGCAGCAGGTATTACAGGTGGTAACCCATCATACAATTCCGGAGTAAGAAAACAAACATCTTGGTCTTTAAATGGTACAAATCAATTCTGGTATAAAGATACTACTACAAATATAAATGGTGGTATTTCTCAATTTAATACTAATACAGGTACTATTCATATGTGGATTAGACCTACAACCACTTTGGGTGTATCATCAAGACATATTTTTGATTACGCTGGTTTTTATGGTTTAGCAATTGAATCAACTGATAGTTCTACTTTAAATAGAGTAAAATTCTATGGTAGTACATTAGGTAATAGTGCACAATTAACAACATCATTATCATCAAATGTTTGGTATATGATTTCAGCAACATTCCAACCATCAGGAACTGTAACGGTTTATGTAGATAAAACATCGGTAGGAACATTTACCGCAGCAGCATTTACGGCACCATCATCTACAAACTTTTTAACAATCGGTAGTAATAGTGCAAGAACAACATTTTGGAACGGACAAATTGGACCAGTATTATTCTACAACACATTACAAAACGCAACATCAGTAGGACAAGTATATGATTATTTCTCACCAACATACAAATAAGAATTGTTGTTTTGAGATAAAAGATTATATTTATATTAAGAATTAATAAATTTAAATTAAAGCATATAAAATGGCAGAAAAGATAGTATCACCAGGCGTATTTACAAGAGAAAACGACCTTTCATTTTTACAACAAGGTGTAGCTGACATCGGAGCAGCATTCATTGGCCCTTTCTTAGAAGGCCCATTGGTTCCAACAATCGTAAATTCACAAGCTGAATTCGAACAATTATTTGGAGCAGCTGATGGAACATATTATACTCCATTAGCAGTACAAAATTATTTAAGAGAAGCAGGAACTGCAACCATTTGTAGAGTAGCAGGAAAAACGGGTTATACCGAAAAAGCTCCTTTATTATTAATAGCAGCATCAGGTTCACAATCGGGTGCATTGGGTATATTATTCAATACATCAGGAAGTGCAGTTGGATTCACAGGAACAACAATTTCTGATTTAGATGGTAGTGGTGATTTTTCAATATCATTAAGTGGTAGTGGAATAACTCCAACTGGATATAGTGCGTCTTTAGAATTATTAGATGATAATGATATTGAATCAGTATTTGGTACATCTGCATATGGTTCAAAAAGAGCTTATTCATATGCATTCTTTAAAGAAAACGGATTCTTATTCAACACAGGTTCTTATACTTTATCTAATTCCGATGGATTAAATGTAGGAGCATATACAGCTTCATTTACAGCAAATGTAAGTGCTAGTGTTGTTGTATTAGGACTTCAATCATTTAGTGGTTCATCTCAATTAGGTGAAGCATGTGAAGCACTAACACCAATTATTCAATCTCAATTAATTTCTGGTGATAGATATCCTTTGTTCCAAATTGAAACATTAGGTGCAGGAAACACAGCAAATACAAAAGTAAAAGTTGGTATTTCAAATGTAAAAGCAGCCGGTACAACAAACGGAACTGATTATGGTACATTTACAGTTGTAGTAAGAGATTTTAATGATACTGATAAGAAAAAAAGTGTATTGGAAACTTATTCAAATGTAAACTTAGACCCTAACTCTCCAAATTTTATTAGTAGAGTAATTGGAGACAGAAAAAGAGAAATTGATTCAATAACAGGTAAAATAACTGAAAGTGGTGATTGGGTTAACAATTCAAAATATATTAGAATTTCATACTTAAATGTACAATCACCGGTTCAAGCAGTACCTTTTGGCCACGCTGCATATCAATTACCTGTAAACGCAGGAGCATACGCAAACTTTATTCCAAGAGTATCATTTACAACTGGTTCAGTAGTAGATTCTACAAAATATAGTGGTATTGATTTAGATAATAATGCAGATAACAAAATTTATATGAAACCAATTCCTGTAAGTGCAGGAAACGGAGCAAACGCTGTATTCTCATTAGATACTATTTGTGGATTAACATTGAATCCATTAACACAAACATCAGCAGATGTTGCAAAAAGACAATTTGTAGTAGCATTTCAAGAAGGTTTTGACGGATTCGCACCAAATACAAACGCAGCAGATATCGACCCAGCAACAACTGCAGGTAAATTAGCATACGGAAAACACATCGCAGCTTTATCTAACGCTGACGAATATGATATCAATATGGTAGTTGCACCACACGTTAATAGAGCAGACCATTCAGCTGTATTTACTTCAATTTTAGATATGGTTGAACAAAGAAATGATGCATTCTTTATTGCAGATGCAGGTAATGCAGATACAAAGATACCAGCAACTATAACACAAGCACAAGCAGTAGATTCAAATATGGCAGCCGTTTATTATCCTTGGATTAAAACAATCGATGTAAACACAAACAAACTTATCACAGTTCCACCTTCAGTATTATTGCCTGGCGTATTCGCAGCAAACGATAGAGTAGCAGCAGAATGGTTCGCACCAGCAGGATTGAATAGAGGTGGATTAGTAGGAGCAGTAGCAGTATTAGATAGATTAACACAATCTGAAAAAGATGATTTATATGAAAACAAAGTAAACCCAATCGTACAATTCCCAGGACAAGGTATTGTTGTATTCGGACAAAAAACTTTACAAGATAAACCATCTGCATTAGACAGAATTAATGTAAGAAGATTGTTATTATCTGTTAGAAAGTATATCGCATCTACTTCAAGATATTTAGTATTTGAACAAAACACATCTACAACAAGACAAGCATTCTTAAACATTGTGAATCCTTACTTAACAGGTATTCAACAAAACCAAGGTTTATACGCTTTTAGAGTTGTAATGGATGATAGTAATAATACTCCTGATGTAGTTGAT